AGTCTTGCGTTGAGTTAAATGTCTTTTGGCAAATTTGCAGGAGCTTGTGAGGTCCCATATTTGGACGAAATCCTTGTCATCCGCTTTTCTAATACCCCTACCAATGCTTTGGATGACTCTAACAAAGCTCTTGCCAGGTTCAATAAGAACAAGGTTGAATATTCGTGGTATGTTAATACCAACCGCTGCCACACCGTAAGTTGCGACAATGATTTTGTTTGTGCTGGTGGCAATTTCATCGTATTCCTCTTTTCGTTCAGTCATGTTAGTACCGCCTGATACAAACACCGCATCAGGCAATCTACTTATTAATTCTTTTCCTGCGTTGACTCGGTCAACTAGAACCAAGGTATTTCCTGATTCCTTGATATTTAGTATCAGTTGAGCCATCGTGTCTAATCTTTTAGCATCTTCTAACAAGTGTTTCAACTCACTTTGATAGTTACTAAACTCTACACTATCTTGTAATTGTACAATGTTTACATGACATTGGGCAAGTACACCTCGTTCCTGTAACTCACTTGCACTTAGTTTATTGATAACATTGCCAAGACTAACATAGATTGCTTGTGCTTCAAAAATTGCTTTAGGAATTGTTCCAGTCAAGCCCCAACGAATCGGAATGTTTGACATGACACCTGTCAATAACTCTTTAAGTGCATCCGCCTTAGCCATGTGAACCTCGTCAACCATGACACATACTACACCTTCTAAGAACTCACCAATGGGAACTTCTGCTTCGTCTGCTTTTGTTTTCTTAAGCATATTGTTAAGACTTTGCCATGTGCAAATCGTATGTGTCTTACCGAACTCTTTTCTGTCTCCGAAATATACACCAACATCTAATCCAAGGTTAATATAATCTGCTTCTGTTTGTACAACTAAACTCTTGTTAGGAACAATAACAATACTACGACCATAATTCTGCACACTATAACTTAGTGCGGCAGTGATTAATGTTTTGCCTGCGCCGGTTGCAATTTCTTGCAATGCTTGTGGGTTTGCTAGAAAGTCATTGACAATCTTTACCTGATAGTCACGGAACAATACAGACTCACCCTCTTTAGGATGACCTTTAGGCCAAGTATATTGACTGAACGTATCCTCTTTAATTTCATTGAACGTGAATGTTGTGCTGTATTCACGTAAGTCTTCCAACTCAATATCATATCCTGCCATGTCAAGTACAGGAAGAATCTCAGGTAATAGATTGACATAGCTACTACCACCTAGACTAAAGAAACTGATTTTACCATTCCACCGACCTAATCGGACACTTGGCAAATACCTCGCACCTGGCTTCTCATACTCAAATTTCTTCATCAAGGCTTTACGCTCGGATAACTCAAGTCCTTCAATTTTTACATTGACTTCATCTTTAATTATTAATTTACATTGTTTCATTTTATGTTTATAGGTTTTGAGTTAACTGTTTTGATTATTTTTGCAAACATTTTTGTAATTTCTTTTTCTTGTTCACTCACATTTCTATCAGTTATAATAACAGGGTTTTTGTATGTACTCGAAGGAACTACCATTATATCATGTTGTTCATGTATATGATAGTGTATATTATTCTTTGTCAAACAATCCACTATTTGTTTTACAAAACTACCTCTGGATAGTTTGTAATATAAAAGAACATAATCAACTCCTGAATTTATTAATTTATAAACAATATCTAAATCATTTAACTCAGTTTCAGTATATGTTTTAGTTGCAAAATCTACTAGTACGGGATCATATTTAGTATTGCACAAATCAATAACTGATTTATCAATTTCAACACCGTGTCGAACAAGTTGCGATAATGTATATAAACTATCATCAAATGTTATATCCTTTATTGCCTCATCTAACCATTGAGTTGTTGATGCAATCATAAAGTTACAGGATACATACATGTATGTAGGATTCCAATATTTACAATTTTTATACTCAATAAGCGAATCAAAAAAATCAGTTAAATGCTGACAGTAATTAATGTGCGAATAGTGCTTTATAAGTTGTTGGTTAATTATTTTTAAATTATGTGTACTGGCTTGCACGTACCAGAAACGAGATTCACTATCCCATTGAGCACCAATCTCATTCTTTTTAAATTGAGTTACAAATTCTTTTTTATACGGACAACGTAATACAAGAGTGTCATCAATCAAATCTAAATGAACCTCAGTATACTGAGGTAAACTTTCAATTGGTTGAATTGACCATGGTAGTTTCACTAATTTAGTGCTGTCCATTTCCAATTTTGCTAATTGTCTGTGATATCTTACTGCTACCTTATCTAGTAAATTAGCTTGGTTACTGGTCAAGGGTTTTTTAAGGTCAACATAACTTACCGTTATATTTTCAAGAAATCTTTTGTCATAGGTTCCTAAATTTATGTTTTGCAAAAGATAATAAATTAATTGTTCTTTTGTAGTAGGTGTCACTTTTATCATTTAGTTATTATATACTTATGCTCGGTAACAGTCAACCATAGAGGTAAAAAAAGAGACCATAGTCTCAAATTAGGTGAGGGACTTATTGATATTGCCCTCTTGCCTTCACACGGCGTATACTATTAGTCTTTCATACATGTCGCTTTAGCGAGATTTTGCCAATTGTTTTCACTGATTTTAACCAAATCAGCAATCTTCAATGCCATACGCAAGGACACTTCACGCAATTTATTATGATTATCCCACATGAATGATATGATAGCATCAGACTGTTCCTGAGTAAAATCATAGTCAGTAAACAAACCACCATCAGCATCACGATTGACCTGTTTGATACGCAACATTTTGTCACGTTCACTGTTGATAGTCAGGTCAAGATAGTGACAACGACTTTGCAATGCTTCCAAGTGAGCCTTGATTTTAGCACTACGACGGTCATTGAAGTTTAAGTTGGTAATGAAAATCACAGAACCGTTGAAATTGAAAGTGTTAGGTACACCTTCTTCACGTAAGATACGTGAATCTTTGTTCCAACTGATTCTACGAGTTTTACCACTGTCCAATGCACCTTTCAATACGTTGAGTGCATCTTGGTCTTCCCACACATCACAATCATCAAAGACCAATACATTTTTACTATCACTATATTTGTATAGTGTAGCAAACAAACCAATACCTGACATTGCACCTTTGACAATTTCAAAGCGAGGGCGTTTGCCTGCAATTTTATCAAACATACTAGCTTTTTCCATTTGCATAGTAACACCGTGACTTTTACCAACTCCAGGAGGACCTGATACAATCATAGCACGAATATTACCTTGAATACATGCACTTGCCATTTCATCTAAAACACTGAAACGCTCGGCAATGCGATCCATTGCTTGTTGTTCAGTTTCGTTTTCCTGAACATCATTAACTATAGATGTGTCACCTGAAATAAATTCTAACATTTGTTGATTATCCACTTGAATACGTAGTTCTTCACTACGACCGGGAAATTGTCCCTCATTTTTAACAGTAACAAAGCCGCCCTTAGAACCAAGTTGATAACCTTTAACAAGTGTAAAAACTTGACCTTTGATAGGGGCTTTGCGATAAGAACCTGAAACAATGCGAACAGTACTAGACATGCGTTACCTTTCAATCAATAAAAAATATATTATATACGATTTTGGATTTATTGTCAAGTTTTGGAATTAATTTGTTCCAATTTGTCAGTATACTCAAGTCGTGAATAAACAAGACCGTAAATACCATAGACTAAAAATCCTATTAGGGCGATGCCAAATGCATACTGCAATATGACAACGGGTGTATAGAAAAGTATTACATTCAGTAATAGTGATCCGCCCACAATACCTAAGATAATTGCGATAGTCTGTGAAATTGCTTTTTGTTTAAGAGTCATTTTTTGTTCCTTTATTTGATTAATACACGTATTATATAGCCAGTCGGATTTATTGTCAACCTTTGGCAAGTTCCCAATTGTCAATTCTATAGTATTCAAAATCGTCAATACATCGACGGATATATCTACCTTTGATTTTTAATACTTTTTCATTATCAAACATATACTCCCACAAGTGTTCTAAACTGTTGCCTTTATCTACTGATATCATAACACCAGCATTCATAGTAGCATCTTTCAACCAATATTGTGTTGTTGTACCTTTTTTATTGTGCTTTTTGAATTTTGTAATAGGTGTCAAATCTTCTGTGATAACTAACATATGTGGTTTACGTTCATCATCAAGTTTTTTAAATTTTTGATTTATATTGACTTGACCACGAACACTATCTAAATTCAAATCATACTCATAAAAAATAGGCAAATAGTAAATCAAACCAAACATGTTTTCTTTTACTACCAATCCATTACTATGTACAAACTGATTCATGTCGTTGCGATAAGGAGTAAGTTTACCATCACCCTTCAATTTCCACATCATAACTTTTTTGCTGTAGTAGTCACGGATCTCATTTGCCTTGTCTTTATCTTCTTGCTTAATATGATCGAACAACTTTCTATCAAGTAATTTACCAATATCATTGGCCTTGTTATTATCACGTAAACGCTTCCATGCGATACTTAATGCCAAAGTATCTTCAGGAGATTCAAACATCTCATATTTTTTAACTTCAGGGTGTACGTCGGTCATGCCCAATAACCAATCATTAGCACCATTTGTTATAGAGTGTAATTGAATGTTATTAATGTTGCTACCGTTTGATCCAAATAATGATTTTGTGATACGTGTCATGTTATCTCTTTCCGTTAATTTACAATGATATATCTTCCATGCCGGCTGCTCTTAAGCGAACTACATGCCCTAACATAAAATTCTTACTATCCAAAGCCTTCATAATGCCTAACCATCTATTGCGTAGTAATGCTACTTCATTGATAAGTGTTTCAAAGTCAATCACTTCTTGTTCGCCATCAACATACTTTTCAGCATCCCGACTTGTCAATGCTCTATTATACGCTTCTAAATATTTTTGAAAATGTTTTCGGCGAATTTTCCTGAGTTGAATGTTCAAATAATTCAACACAGCCTCAATCTCTTGTAGCTGGTTGAACCTCTGTTCTGTGATACCCGGTAGGGCACTTATGTTTTTTTCAACATTCCCATATATCCTAACATCTTGTTTAGCAGAAATCATTTCTGATTCATAATGGGTAATGAAATCGGGTATCACACTAAGGTCGTAAGTGATCCTTGTGTACCAATTTGATGACATTTAATTCCAATCTTCGTCTTGGTCTTCGTCTTGGTCTTCTTCGTATTCTTCTTCAACAAAATGTTCCTTAGCATAATCTTTCAATGCTCTGGTTATATCTTTGTCTCTAAATGCTTCTTTGATTTCTTCGACTTCATAATTGTTATCAATTAAAAGATTAACCAAAGTGTCAGCCGCTGTCATACGCTCATTAAGGTCAATATGGTCACGCAGTGCGTCCCATACTTCCGAAACAAAATCTAAACTCATTCTGTGGGTTCTCCTTCTGCTACTAGATTACTTATCGTTTTGCCCGGTTTTGATTGATATTCAATCATTACTTTATCTAAGCAACCATCAGTATTACTTTCCCATGCTTTGCGAAATTTCTTAATAATTTCGCCATCTTCGGTTGTGTATACCAAACTGTTGCCTTCTTTTTTAAGCATGTTTGCTTTTTCAATCAAGTCAACAAGACCGCTATATGGACTCATACCTGTATCATATGGAATCTTAACTTGAACACTTTCAAAAGGTTTAGCATAACGTGTTTTCATAATTTTACATGCACTACGAATACCACGTACATCACTAATCTTGTTACCATCTTCATCCTCTTTCAATTTGAGTTTCTTCATAGCAACAACAATTGAACTTGCGTACACAAAACCTTGTCCACCTGAGATTTTATCGTCAGGGTCAAACATATCCTGTGATGCATACGTATGATTAGTAGCAACCAATCCTACATTGTGACTACCAAACATGTTGACACAGTTACGAACAAGTGATGTGAGTGCTTTAGGTTTACGACCCATATCACCTTTCATATCACCTGCATCAAACTGGTTAACGTCAGTTGGTGTCAATAACATTCCTAAACTATCAATAACAAACAACACTTTGGGTTTGTCATCACTAGGCAATGTTTTATAATCAGCCATAAATTTGCTGATTGTCTTGGCTACGTCATCAATCATAGCCATATTTAATTTTAACAATTTTTCTTCTGCGGTGTCAACACCAAGATTATGCAACCATGTTTCATCTAACGCATTTTCGCTATCCACAAGAACAACGAATATGCCTTGTTCTTGAGCGTGACGAACAAGATTACCGGAACAAATATAACTTTTTCCGGAACCAGATTCACCAGCGAATACAGTAACCTTTCCCAAAGGAACACCTTTGTTAAAATCACCACTAATGAGATAATTAAGAGCATAATTTCCTGTTGAAACCCAGTCAGTAGGGTCATTAAATCCAATGCTTAATCCTTCTATACTTTTTGTAATTTCTTTTCTAAATTTTGATACATCAAATGGTTTTGCCAATTTTCTCTCCAATATGTTTGTTTAGTTTATCAACACTAAACGGTTCTTTATCTAACAACTCAGGACAATTTTGTGCTATTGTATCAATTTCATAATCATGTGGATAATGACGCAAAGCGGCTCTTGCCCTGTCTCGGACTATGCTAGGGACCCTAGGTGTTTTACCTGGATCACATAGTTCTTCTAATAGTTTTTTACCCTGCTTAATTGCTCGGTATCTTTCGTCTGGTAATGTCATAGTATTCTCCCTTAGGAGAGAACGGTTTCCCGTTCTCTATTACATTAAGCAGTCTTTGCTTGTCTAGCACGAATCATTGCAAGAATGTCTTGTGCTTTATCACTACTAGGAGCTTGTGGAACTACTATTGGAGTAGATGTTGATTCAGGCTCGTCCGTATCAAATGGTGCAGACTCTGCTACGGGTGCAGTCGCGGGTGCTCTAGTTTCAGTAGTAGCTGTTGGTTGTACCGCTGTCGTTCCTGCAGGTGCTTCTAAACCATATGGACGGAAGTAATTACCCCAACGCTCATTGTCGTAAGGCTTACCATCTACGCTTGCTTCAAACATTTCTTTCATAATGCGTAATTCTGCTTCACCGGGTTTCTTAGGCAAGAAATCTGTCAAATCAAATAAACCGTGTGCGGCAATCGCATCTTGTTCAAGTTGTGTCAATGCTGATTCTTTACGTGCCCAACTACTAGTTGAGTAGTCAGCATAACCACCTTTAGTTGTTTTCTTAACGTTGAAATCAAGACCACGCATAAAGTCAGTTGGCAATTCTTCCATTTCTGGATCCATCAAACTTGATTTGATGATTGTAAAGATTTGTGGACTGATGATAAACTTACGAATTGGATTCGCAGGAGTAGCATCATCACCAATTGGATTTTGACGAACAAAACCTTGGAAAATATAACTACGCTTCTTCCAATATTTGTTTGCCATTTCTTTCAAACTTTCGTCTTTATACCATGGACGAACTTCTGCCAAGATTGGACAAGAAGATCCATCGTTGTACATTTCAACGCATGGTACTTGTACTTGAATTTGCTTTACGTTTGGATCACCCTTAACACCATTGAATGGTAGTTTGATGATTTGACGTTCTACCCAAAAGAACGTGTTGTTACCGTTTGCATCTGGCAAGAAACGAATTGACGCTGTTGTGCCTTCGTCCATATTCCAGTGGGGGTAGATTGAGTTGTCAGATTGTTTTGTAGAACCGTTGTTCCCTGACTTGTTTTCTTGTGCCGCGATACGAGCACGAATGTCTGCTAATGATGCCATAATATTTTTCCTTATAAAATTGAGATGGTCTCTGTTTATTATTCGCTGTCTCCCTATGAGACAACTAACATACAAGATAGTTTAGCATACTTTCTGTATATGTCAATAGTATTTATGCCAGATGTGGTAAACCGCACAAAAAAGTGCGGTTTAATTTACCCTTTTAAATACCGGATAGTCGTTTGATGTGTATTAATTCTGGGTCAACACTTTCATTTGCACCAACTAGTTTACCGATATTGTTATTTTTAACTTTCTCAGTAGGACCTAATTGACCTGCTGCCTCTTGGTCGCTATCTAGCCCTTCACCCAAATCTTTATCTTGTTGTTTAGCCTTTTCAGCTTCTTGCTTATGTGCTAATTGTTTAACACGATTCAACATAGCATCCCATTCGTCTTGGGTATAACGACCAGCAATTAGTCCATCATCTTCGTCATCGTCATCGTCTTTGCCTTCAGTCTTTAATGGTTCAGGAATAGTTCCTGTTATGTTAGCCATACCTATAATGTTCTGGTCTGCTTTTTGTTGAATAATATCTTTAGCCTGTTGAACTGCTT